GATCCAAAGGGCCACGTTCCAAGTCTCCCAGTTCTTCCACCCGTTGTAGGTCATTGGGAGGCCTTCTCTAGGATACTGGCACGTTGTGCCCTGTCGTTGGTCTTTTGGCTGGTTAGCACCCTCTCCACTTCGTAGAGGAGGTTAACGAAAGCTCGAATCTCGTTGCGGTATTGAATCTGAGTAGTGAGTGATAGGTCTTTGTTCGCCATCACTTTGTCCATGCTCTCCTGATATGGAAGGCGCAGGGCTCGAAGGATGGTTTTGATTTGTGCGTTGGTCATGGTTCCCTCTCTTTCTAATGTCAAGATACCACATTTGACTGTGGAAGTCAAGCCCCCCCCCTCTCTCTCTCGGACCAGCGGGACCACCCAAAGGAAAGCCCCCTCTCGGGGGCCGTCCTCTCACTCTAGGAAAGCGTCGAGGTGGAGATCCTCGAAGATGGCCCTTGCTGGGGCTGTCGCTCTCCCTCTCCATGCCACTCCTGCGGGTAGCTCTATCTCTCTCTCCAACTCTCCCTCTCTTACTGCCTCGATCGCCTGCTTGCACGGTCCTAGCATGATTGGCGGCACGGGGGGATAGTGGTTGGAGGTCAGGTGCCATAGCAGCACCTGATCCTCTTCCAGCATCCCCGCCTCTAGCATGCCCTCCAGGGATGCACGGCCCACTAGGACAGTACCTTCACGATCGCCCCATCCTTCACCATCACTCGGGCGTACCACGACCGCTTGCGGTACACATCTGGACCTACAGCAACGTGCTCACCGTCCTGTAGGGAACCAAAAGCGCTGGTTCCAAAGCAAGGCACAGCACGTTCCTTGACCGCTTCCTTCAGGCTCTTTTTTGTCTTGTACCCCGTAACTCCGACGTTCATGTTTTCCTCTTCCTTTCCGGCCAGTATGGCCTTGTGGTATCGCCTATGCTCATCTAGTGCGGCCCGGCGATTGAGGACCACTAGCGTGGACAAACCATGCATCCAATATCACCTCCTTTCTGTGAACTCAAGATACCTCTTTTGTGTCCCAAAGTCAAGACTCCCTCTCTCTCGATGACGGGGCAAGTCTCTCTCTCTCTCGATGGCGCGGCAAAGCCTAGACACCACGACGGGCTACCAGCCTGGAACGCCAGACCAATAGCCCGTCCACCACAACGTGCTACTCTGCCTTCAGTACTGCCTTCATAATCTCTCGATGCGATTCCGCTACCTCTTGTCTAGCCAACTCACGGCCAGTGTTGACATGGTTGGCCCCGATTACTGCGAAGTAGTACAAGGTATTCAGGGCCTTTTCCAGCGGGGTCTGCTCAATCATTGTGACACCTGAGGGTTGAGTGTGGGTGATAGCGGGGGCATGGCGAGTGAACTACATGTTGTCGATCATGTCGTCCCAACTAGGATCCGGCTCCCAACCTTCTGGAGCAAACTCGATCCTGACGTTGTGCCGCGCATCGCCTAGGCATTCAACGCCCATGTACTCGATGTGCTGTGCCACGATTGCCTTGCGGACGTTGGGGAACTTCCTCAGGACTTGAATCGGTTCCCATCCATTAAAATGAGCTTGGATGGCCATCAGAGCGAAGTCCCGAAGGGATTCCAGAATTGGAGCACCCACGGTCCTCGACCGTTCGACCCAATCGTCCACCTCGAAGTCCATCACATCTTCGAACGTTTCAGTCTCGCGTTTCCGCATGGTACACCTCGTTTGCTTTTGTGGTGGTGCCATGCCCCCGCCATCAGTTTTCAAAGAGCATCCTACCTAGGTAATATCGCACATTGTCAGCCGAAGTAAAGATACCACCTAAGTCCTTGTGGCACAATCACTTAGACCCCACCTACCCCGAACCCCGCATGAGTCACCGGGGCGAAGAGGTCTCCAAAATTTGCAGACCAGAAAAATCAACGTTCCACCCTGAAACGCCCCCACAACAGTTTGACCCCACACCCGATAGGTGATACATTCTACTTCCATGACGAGTCCCCTCCGACGTGTGAAACCATCGGCGAGGGTCCGCATGGCTGCGCGACTCTACGCCACAGGCGCGTGCCGGACCAAGAAAGCCGCCTCCCTGGCAGCGGGACTCCATCCCAACTACCTCACCATGTTGACCAGCCCCGCCAACGGGAGTGTGCCTGTGTTGCGTATGCTCAACGACATCGATGAGAAGATCGAAGACCAAACGATTGAAACGTCGGCGATCATCTCCCTCCTGGGCCGCAAAGCCCTTGGCAAGATTGCCCATTTGATGAACAACGGCAGTGAGGGAACACAACTCAAGGCTGCCATTGACTTGGCCGATCGCGCACCAGAAACATCGAAGACGCAGAAGGTCCAGTTGGACAGCTTCTCCCTCTCGGGCCAGGATGTGAAAGATCTGGCAGCGGCAATGGTGGAAAGTGCGAAGGCCCAGTCGGCCTACGCGGATGTTGCCATTCACGGACTTGATGAGATTGGACTCACCCCTCTTAAGGAGATTCCTCCCTATGCCAGCGAATGTGTCGCAGACGAAGAAGCGGGGACCGACGCCCAAGACACCCCGGCCCTCCAAACCCAAACCCCCGAAGGCGAAGGGGTACGTATCAAGTAGTGGTGGGGATCTGTTGTCCCCGGCCCGAAAAGGTACACGGAAGAAGTAATGTCGCTGCACATCGCCATCGTCACGGCATTCTGGCAACGGCCTGTGGTGTCCATGCTCTATTGGCAAGGCATCACCCGGTTGCGGAAAACAGCAGCCAAAGCGGGGCACCAGTTATCTGTCGTTTCGTGCATCTCAGCAGAAGATGTCGATAACACCATGCTCGCTCGGATATACCAAGCATCTTGTATTGTTCACGCACCCAACCAACCACTAGCAGCCAAATTAAACGTCGCCGTCAAGGGTGCCCGTGTCCTTAATCCTGACTACGTAATGAATTTGGGGTCAGATGATCTTATTTCCGATGGCCTCTTCCTCGGGATGGTGCAAGCAATGGAAGCGGGAATCCCACATGCAGGCATCACTGACATCTACTTTTGGGACATGCTGTCGGGGCGAGCAACCTATTGGTCAGGGTATCAAGTAGGTTATCGTGTAGGCCGCTCGGTTGGGGTGGCCCGTTTCTACTCTAGGTGTGTGCTCGAAACACTTGACTGGATGGTGTGGCCAGAATCAGAAAGGTCACGAGGAATGGATGGGATTTCGGATGAGCGATTGATTGGTCACGGGATTCCATTGTTAGCTCAACCGATGCGCGACTGGAAAGGGGTTGCTGTTGACGTCAAGAGTTGGACAAACATCTGGCCCTTTTACAAGTATGATCGGGAGCCCGTTGACGCAGCGATACTCGTAGATGACCTTCCTGAGTTGTCAGCCATCTTGGTGACACACGAGAGCAATGACTGACGTCGATCTGCCGGGACTCGATGACGAGATCACACGTCTGCCGCAGGACATCAGGGCCGACTTGGCCGAGCGGGGACGCAACGATCTCTACTTCTTTGCCAAGGGGGTGATGGGCTACAGTGACATGACGGAGCGGTGCCACAAGCCCCTCTGCGTGTTCCTCGACCAGCATCCAGCCCTCCAGAAGTTGGTCCTGATGCCTCGGGGCCACTTCAAGTCCTCGATCGCCACCATCGCCAGGACGGCCCAAAAGGTGGTGAGGGATCCCAACGAGCGGATCCTGGTCGTCAACGAAGTGGCTGACAACGCAGAGAACTTCCTCTCGGCCATCAAGCAACACGCCGAATCAAACAAAATCTTCAGGGCACTCTACAGCGAGATCATTCCCAAGGACACCAGACGCATCCGCTGGAGCGGGAAGGAGTTGGAGTTCAATCGCCAGTGGCATGGACCGGAGCCCACGGTGAGTGCGATGGGGATGACCAGTACTCTCACGTCGCGCCACTACACCCATCTGGCCTGCGACGATCCCATCTCCGAAGATGCCGTCAAGTCTCCTACGGTGATGCAGGACGCCATCACACGCATCGGGAAGTTCCGAAGCCTCCAGGTGAAACCCAAGAGCGATACCTTCGATTTGGTGGGAACCAGGTGGGCTCTTCATGATGTCTACTCCTTCTTCATGAAGGCTTTAGAGGGGGAGATTGCCATCTTTGCACGGGCCGCGACGGTGGATGGGGAACTCATCTTCCCCGAACTGATCTCCCAGGAGATCTTGGCCTCCATCCGGAACGTGATCGGGGAGTACGCCTTCTCGTGTCTCTACATGAACAACCCAAGGGACATCGCCAACCAGGACTTCAACGTCCAGGATCTTCGGTTCTGGAAGTGGTCGCGGGACCAAGAAGCCGTGATGCTCTACAATCCCCAAGGGGAGATCCTTAGGGAGGTGCCGCTGGCGAAGCTGGACATCAACGTGTCGGTTGATCTGGCAATGAGTGAGAAGGTGACGAGCGATCGCAATGCAGTGGTGGTGACGGGCTGCACTCCCACAGGCGACGTGGTGGTGTTGGATACGTGGGTCCAACGGTGCACACCCCTCCAGGTGATCGAGCAGTTGTGTGCGGTGATCACGCGGTTCCGGCCTCGACAGGTGGGGATCGAGTCGATCATGTACCAGAAGTCACTGAAGCACTTCCTCAAGCAGGAGTTGGAGCGGCGGGGCCTCTACGCGAACATCACGGACCTCAAAGCCATTCCCTCGAAGCGGGGGACAGGCAACAACTCGAAGGAAGCGCGGATTCGAGGCCTGCAGCCGATCGCGGCCACAGGACACCTCTATATCCTGCCCACCCAGCATGAGTTGCGGAACGAACTGGCTGACTTCCCCCTCGGGGAGCACGATGACACGATTGATGCCCTGGCCCACCAGTTGACGATGTGGCGGGGCCTCCTGGGGACGGAGCGGATGAAGAAGTACAAGGCGAGTGAGGAACGGATCCTACGGGAGATTCGTACCGAGGATCTCGCGGCCCGTCATCCCCACCGCTATCAGTATGAATCCTTTGGTCCTCACGACCGTCCCCATCCTGACGACTTGGGGATTGAGTTGCCCCAGTTCTCCCGGTTTGAGGACTTTGTGTTGACGGAGAGGATGTAGCGATGCCCAAGAAACTAGAGCGGGAACTCAAGCGAGATGCAAAGAAGAAGGGCCTCAAAGGCGAACGGGCCGATGCGTATGTGTATGGAACGCTTCGGAAGACCGGGTGGACGCCCAGTCATCAGAAGAAGCCAACACGCCGGAAGGGCTGATGCCTGTTGTTGATGGGGCGTTGATTGGAACGGCTGAGGCGCATCCACGGGCCGAGGTGGTGATTCGGGCGATGGAGACGCTCCTCCACGAGCGGTGGTTGAACCAGGTGTCGCGGGGCCGATTTCTGTTTCGGTGGAGCAGGCTCAGGAAGGCCTTGTTGATCACCGAGGAGTATCAGGATTTGCGGCGGCGGGTGCAGGAGCGGAGTCGGGGCAAGTGTGAGGTGTGTGGACAGGTGCCGATGCGTCATATCCATCACGAGAAACCTGTGGCGCGGTATCCTCGCAAGGCATTAGATTTTCACAACGTGCAAGGAGTGTGCAGGCCATGTCACGAGACCATCCACGACCACGCCCCGATCTCTGCCTAGCGCCGGGAGCCCTCCCTTGCGACACCAACCGGGAAGCCCAACCGCCCCGATCTTTGGGTGCGCCTGGATCTTCGTCCCCACGCACCAACCCCCACCCCGCGACCAGCGCGGCTACGCGCAATCCAGCCCTGTCGCTGGTCCCCTCTCACCAACTATCTACGCCACAGGAGATCGTCTGATGGAACTTCCAATTGCCAATGGCTTCCCACTCCAGAGTGCCGCGACGAGTGGTGCAGGCCAAGTGGCCGAGTTGAAGGCTCTTGCACGGAGTCTGGTAGCCTACATTACAGGCACAGGTGTGGTCTCGACGGGAGCCGTCCAATTAGAGACAGCGCCATCAAAGGATTATGCAGGCACTTGGGCAGCTATAGGTTCGCCTGTGACAGTAGTTTCGGGGACAACTATTGCTGTTACGTCCGTTGCTCCCTATGGCTACGTGCGCGCCAGAATTAGCACAGCCGTTACGGGTGGTGGCTCTGTCACCGTACAATTGTTTGCACGATAGTGTCCGTTCGACTGAGGCGAGTGGGCTACACCCTTTTGGGAATGGTAGCCATAGCTATGGTCGGGCACGATGTCTCGGTAGCCTTTGCACAAGATGGAGTGGTCGCCGTGAGTGGCGTCAGCGTCTTTGGCTTGACCGGACTGGTTGCCATCGTGGGAGTTGTTGGCTCGTGGGTTCGAATGGAAACACGATTGGCTGATATGCGGGATGGCTTTCGAGAACACAAAACGCGTGTGGACGAGAAGATTGAGTTGTTGGTGCCACGGGAAGAAATTGACAGGCGATTTGACATGCTAAGCAGAAAGATAGACGAGTTGCCTGAAAAGGTGGTGCGACTGATTCATAAGTAGTCTCCTCAAGGAGGTTTCATGAGTTCCATCATCGAGTGGTTTGCAGGCAAGAAGACCTATCTGGCTATGGTATTGTTGGTCATTGCCTATGGCGGTCGCATGTTTGCACCGGACCTCGAACCTGTGTGGCAGTGGTTTGAGCGAGCGGGTATTGGTTTGGGTGGTGTGGGTCTGGCTGACAAGGTGCGTCGGGAAGTGACTGGTCCTAAGGAGCCGACGTCATGAAGGTGATGCTTGGGCTTCTTGGTGTTTTGTTGGTCGCAAGTGTGGCATCCAGCACCAAGAGACCAAACGATCGGGTGCTGCCTGTCGTCAAGATGAATCCGGTAGAAGTGGTGGCGTTGGGACCGAACGTCATCATCAGGGGCTATTGGAAGGCGACAGGCAATCCTGGCAACATTATTACTCAGTTGGTGACGGGAGGGACAACGCGACAGCACGATCTTCCAGGGTCGGCAACGAGTGACACATTTCAAATAGCCCGTCCGGCTGCAGGAACGACGATTACTGGAAACTTTTGTGTGCAGTCTCGACGTGTTGGATGGACATCAAGTACGAATGTGTGCTCTCCGTGGTCCTACGCTGAGGTGGGCACTCTTCCTCCACCTGTAATTGACTCTGTGCGCGCTGACACGTTGGTGGTTTCCCTCAGTCTATTTCCTGACACGTCTCGTGTGTTGGTGGGTGCTTCGATTGAGTTTTGTCCAGTGTGGGGCTTTGGTGATGGCGCGGTGGCTTTGAGGGCTGTGGATCAGACGCCTGGATGTCTGACGTACATTGCTGGTAAGCCGCAAGCGAGTGCCCTTCAACAGGCCATGATTAACGGTCGATGTCTGAGTTGGAAAGTCACAAGTGGCACCTTTGATCCACGCCATCCGTGTGATCAGGTGGTAGTGGGAGCCTGACCATGCCTGTAACGCTACGTGACCTCACTCCAGAGTTGATTGAACGGTTTGCGTCACGAGCGAGGCAGGCGAGTGGATGGGGACGAGGGAAACCAGGACCGACGCTGAAAGAGTTGGCGAAGGAGTTTGATATGTCTATCAAGACGGCACAGCGTCTTCGTGTGCGGTTGGGCCTACAGGCCAAAATGCCACAGAGGAAGTCATGCGAGTCGATCACGCAGATGTAGGTCGATGGGTTGAGAACGTTCCCTTGATGTTTGGGTCGCTGGTCATGTTGACCTACGGCATGGGAGAAGCTCTGACGCACTCGGGAATGGTTGGTCGGTGTGGAGATCATATAGATGCAGGATTTCCGTGGGGGCTGGTAGTGATTGTGTCAGCGAGCGTGGTTCCAAAGACGATTGGTCGTGCGACGGCAGGAGATGTGTGGTCAAAGTTGGCTGGCATAACGGGACAACATAAAACTAAGGATGATGCCTGATGGCTGAGGTGTGGGCCAACGCTTCTGAGAGTTCGATTGTCGGGGACATTCTCGATACCGATCTCACGATTACTTTGCCGACAGGCGAGGGTGCACGGTTTGCTACTCCGGCAGGTGGGGATTATCAGGTGGCCACTCTGCGATTGAGTGTATTGCCTGGTGCCATCTTCGAGATCATACACATTACTGATAACACAGCGGATGTGTTGACGGTGACGCGAGGGGAGGAAGGCACAACACCATTTGCGTGGACACACGGAACACGAGTAATTGGCTCTCCATCGGCTCAATCGCTGGTGGATTTGGCTGTGGGAGGTGGTGGAGGTGAGGCTAACACAACGAGTAATGAAGGCGGAGGAGAAGGGCTGGCGTTGGCAAAGGTTGGGGACAATTTGCCATTTAAATCTTTGGTAGCAGGCAGCAATATCATTTTGACGCCTTCGGCAGATGAGTTGGAAATTGCTGCGGCTGGAAGTGTTGGGGAAGCGAATACATCATCCAATGCTGGAGCAGGTGCTGGGTTAGCGAAGGCAAAGTCTGGTATTGATCTGCCATTTAAGTCGTTGGTGGCTGGTGCGAACATCACTCTGACTCCTTCAGCGGATGAAGTAGAGATTGCAGCAGCGGCTGGTGGAGGTGGTGGAGGGTACGGGCCGGACGAACCACCCTCGACGCCCGACGCAATGGATGATGAGGCGACGACAGATAAAGGGCCGGGCGGGACGGGATTGTGGGCCTGGCGAAACCAGGGAAGCGCGACATATGCCTATGTCTCAGGTTCTCTCTACGTGACAGCGCCCCAAAGTGCGACGGAAAGCCTACGCATTTTTGAGCAAGTTGCGCCAACGGCTCCGTGGCGCATAAGGGCTAAGTTATCTCTTACTGCTCGGTCCCAAGATTTTTCACGGGCTTTTCTAGGCGTTTTGAGAAACTCCGACGGTAAGTCAACACAAATAAATCAAGCGCGCATCGGAGTAGCGTCGATGGCAGTGGAACGCTACTCGACGGTGACGACATGGGACTCTCGGCCAGTCCTTATTTCTGACGGTTATCCGTGGCGTCCTGTATACTTTGAGATCGAAAACGACGCCACCAACCTTATCTTTCGCGTATCGGGTAATGGCGTCGTCTATAGTCAAGTATATACCGAAACAATTGCTGCCTGGGTCACTACCGTGGATCGTGTCATTATCGGGGCCAATGATTTGACCAACACTGCGAACGGATCTACGCTCGTTGTCGATTGGTTCCGGAGGGTTGCGTGATTCCTTCAGTTACTTCTGTAGGGACGTTGGCTCTAACGCAGGGTTTGCCGTTGGTGGAGGATGGATTTGAGTTGGATGGCTTGGAGATGGGTGGGCTGTTGGATATGACGATGGAAGTGGATGGGTTGTTGGAGGTGGGAATTGACATCGGTTCCTTGATGGCAGGAGCCGTCAAAGTGAACACTGGAGAAGATCAGTGACGCCTCGTGCCTTCTACTATCTGAACAGCAATCTCATGCGAGTGGTGGGACTGCGGAACAAGGTAACGAAGCAGTACATTACGAATACCTCTGGTGTGACGGTGACAGTGGAGTTGTTGCCGTCTGTGACAGGTGGATCGAGGGCGATGACGTATGTGCCAGGATCGAAGGGTGTGTGGGAGGTTGTCTATCCCTCTGACGTTGGCGTGACACTGGCAGAGACGTATACCGCCCGTATCAGTGCCTCAGGAGGTGTCTTCCTGGCAGGTAGGTGGAATGTCGAACTCGTAGTTGAAGAGAGGCTAGATACATGACGACACCAGACATCATCTTCCGGAGCGAAAGCGTGGACGTGGGGGAGAGCGTCACGGAAGACGATTTGAAGCTGCGGGAAGAGGTGATTGCGGAGGAGACGAAATCCAAGTTTCCACCGCCTATTATCGAGGTATCTGACGAGCGGTTGGAAGCCTTCAAGATTTGGCTTGATCAGTGGTTGGAAGACTTGATTAGCGACCAAACGGAAAAGCATCGGGAATGGGAGGAGCAGGAGGAGGCCTACAGAGCCCTTCCACAGCCCCGAAAGACGAGGCCCTATGTTGGGGCGAGCAGCGACGTGATTCCGGTCATGGCAATGGCAGTAGACCCCATCCATGCCCGTTTGGACACAGGGATCTTCAAGCAGGATCCAGTGTTCCGGCTGAAAGGCCTGAAGAAGTCTGTCCTCAAGTACACCCAGGCCCTGGAATCGTGGGTGGACTACTACCAGAAGAACAAACTCAAACTACGGTTGGTATCGTCGCCCAGGACCCACGAGTTGGTGAAGCTGGGGACCTGCGTCTTCAAGACGGTCTATGATCGCCAGGCCGCGAAGATTCGGACCTACGATGATGACTGGGAGGTGGTGGAGAAGACGGAGGTGCGGTTTAGCGGTCCACGAGTGTTTGGGATTTCCTTGGGCGACTTCCTGTTCCCAGCCAGCTACCAGTTCCTGCAGGACTGTCCGATCGTTGCAGAGCGGCAACGGACCAGTTATTGGAAGCTGAAGGTGGCCGAAGCAAGTGGAAAGTTGGCCAATGTAGACGAGGTGAAAGATCAGGAACGGAATGATCGGACCCAGTTGGAAGATGTGCGGGAGGAGATGACGGGGCACAAGAGTACTCGTCGCTATCACGATGACATCGTGGTGCATGAGATCTGGTGTGACTTCGACATCGATGGGAACGATCTGCCTGAGCACTTGGTGTGTACGTACCACCGGGACACTCGCACGATCCTCCAGTTGCGCTATAACTGGTACTTTCATCAGCGAAAGCCCTACACCGTCATTCCCTATTCCGTGACCAACGAGTCGCTCTATGGGATCGGGGTGGGGGAGATGACTCGGCACCTGCAGGACGCAATGACCAAGTGGCATCAGATGGCGACAGACAATGCCTATCTGTCGAACATTCGGATGTTCATTGTGAAGAAGGAATCAGGCATAGAGGAGGTTCCCCGTCTATATGCTGGTCGTTGCTTTTTCGTTGACGATCCTCGTAGTGATTTCATCCCTTTCGCTAGTGGGGACATATATCCTTCAACACTTGCAGAGCGACAGAACCTCTTTGGGTTGGTGGAGAAACGAACGGGGGTTAGTGATTACCTCACTGGGCGGGAATCTCCTATTATTGGCAGTCGCGCTACTGCTACTTCGACTCTTGCTCTGATCCAGGAGGGTACGAAACGGGTTGAAGAAGTGCTGGAGAACATCCGGAATGGGTTTGGGGAGATTCTCGAAAACTGCATATACATTTGGATTCAGTATGGGCTGGACGATCTCGATGACATCGTGTTTGGAGACGACGAGGTGGGGGCGTTGGTGCGGGAGTTCTTCACCACGGTAAGTGCTGAGAATGTCAATGGCGCGTTGGCGATCGACCTGTCAGCAACGGATGCTGCAGGCAATCGTCAGGCCGTACAGCAGATGCAGTTGCAGATCATCCAGATCATGATGCAGTACTTGGAGAAGGTGGTGGAGGCTGGCGCGGGTGCTATGCAGGCGATGCAGACCCAGCCGCAGTTGACTGAGTTGATTGCCGACGTAATGGCAGCGGCACGGAAGATGTTCCGTGACCTCTTGCATGAATACGAAATTCCAAATCCTGATGATTACCTGCCAGATCTCGAAAGGTATCTACGGCCCAATGTCGGACAGACTCCGGAACTTGGACAAGGAAACGGCGGAGGTATTGAAGGACTCTTTGGTGGAACTGCAGGACCAGGAGGCGTGGTCCCTGGTGGTGGCGCACCTGGCGGATTTAGAGGCCCAGTCCCAACGGCGCCTGGAAGTGGAGGACAACCACCTGGTGCTATACCGTTTGCAGGGTGAAATCCAGGGCTATAAGTCAGCCCGTGGAGCAGTGAAGGACTTGTTGCGGGAGTTGCAACTAATCATGGACGGAGGAGCAAATGAGTGATCCAGTAGGGGCCACATCGGTCGAGTTGGAGGAGTTCGGGACGGAAACCACAGTCGCGCCTCCACCGAAGTTGGAAGAAATGATGTTGGACGGGGACGATGTTCCTGAGGAGTTGCGGGGCAAGACGGCAGCGGATGCCATTGCACGGACGAAGGCGTTGTCCGAGGCGCTGAAGCTGTCGGAGGATGCGAGGAAGCAGTCAGACCTGATGGCCCAAACGGCCCTTAGGACACAGCCAACCCCGCCAGCCCCGCCTGCAGAAGAGCCGGAGATGTCGGAAGAGGAGTTGACACAGCTTCATGAGGACAATCCGTTGGCCGCAATTCGCGTGATGAACGCGCAGGCTATCCGGAGAGCCGAGAAAAACCTGGAAACACGGCTTCGACCACTCTTTTCTGGAACCTCGAAGTCCGTCGAAGAGCAGGCACGGGCCAAGTATGCCGATGAATTTGCGCTGTTTGGGGATCAGATCACGGAGATTGCTCGTCAAGTGCCCAATGCAGAGGCTGTGTTGGCCAATCCAAGTGCTTGGGATGACATCGTATCCCTGGTGCGGGGTCGTCCAGGCAATTTCGACCGCCTGGTGGAGCGTAAATCGGCCCCAAAGACCGAAGAAACACGTCGTGCAGCCCAAAATGTGCAGTCGGAGACCGTAGGATTCAGTGGGACGGAGGCGCGAGTGGGATCTCGACCGATGACGGTGGCCAATTTGGACCCAATTCAGCGTGAGATCGCAGATAAGTTGGATATGACGCCCGAAGAGTACGTCAAGTGGTCTCAAGTTTGATCTAACAAGGAGTGTGGGTCATGGGAGCAAAGGAATTGGCCGAAAAGAAGGCTGCAGAGGTTACAGGAAGTGGAAAAACGGTCCAAGAGATGCAAAAGGACCTGGAAATTGTGGAACGGACAACGGGACCGTCCGGAGCCGTTCCCTTTACCCCCAAAGCACAGCTTTTGGATGCCAGTGACACGCAGGCAAAGCATCCTGACAAGCGGCTGCGGTGGGGGAACGTAGGAAACAAGGAGAAGATGGACCTGCGGGTGGCTCAGGGGTATGAGCGTGTGCCTGCAGCAGAAGGGGGCCGTCAAGTGGGCAACCTTGCGTTGATTGGGATCTCAAAAACCGAATATCAGAAGCGGGTACGAGACCAAGAGCAGCGCAACAAGGATCGTCTGAACGCGCACAAGACAGAAGTAGAGCAGATGGCTGAAGGGGTGGCGAGAGAATTGCGCGATCGTCACGGTATTCATGTTAGTGCAGAGAACATCATCATTCGAGAGTAGGAGGGACACATGCCCAGTAGTTTTCCCGCCTACGTCACCAGACGCATTGATGATTCTCAGGTGGAGGAGTATACCCCTTCGCAAGTAACCAATGAGAATCTGCTTGTCGGCGATCTGGCGGTGTGGGACGATGCGAATGACTGGGTGGAACGATCAGGGGCTGATCCAGCGGCAGGAACGATTGTCGGTATCTCAGAAGTGAACTCTGAGGCCGCTCGCGTTCTGACGCCCAACGGAAAGATTCCTATTCGTACACTCAGTCCGAGTACGGTTGTAGCGATGGCGAGCGCGACAGATTATGTCGAGGCGACTCATCGGCAGAAGGAGTATGGCATCACACGGACTTCGGGCCGGTGGCTGGTGGACGTTGCAAAAACCGGAGGCGATGCCCGTGTTCTTGTAGTGGATGGTGTGGTCGCTAGTTTCGGTCCAGGTCAGAGTAACATCTGGTTCGTGAAGTTCCTGGCCGAGTTCCTCGCCAACGATGGCATCGACTCTTAAAGGAGGCAGTCAATGACTATGGTCAGAGGCGCCTTCTCTAATCTGTTGGCGCCAGGGTATCGGAAAATCGTCTTCGAGACATACAAGGAACGGGCTGTTGAGGGCAAAGCCTTGGTGAACTCGAATACGTCGAAGAGAGCGTATGAGGAAGACTTCCCCATTGCTGGCTTCGGTACGTTGCTGACCAAGGTGGAGGGTGGATCGGTCAGCTACCAGGATGCTTTGCAGGGCACCGTGAAGCGGTACACCTGGTCCACATACGGCCTGGGCTTCAGGATCACCCAGGAGATGATGGAAGATGACTTGTACGGGGTGATGGGGGGCCGGATGTCCAAGGCCCTCGGACGATCTGCCAGGAACAACATGGAGATCGTGATGCATGCTCCGTACAACAACGCCTTCAACACGGCCTTCCCAGGCTTCGTTGCAGGTGAGTCATTGGCTTCAACTTCCCATGCGCTACTGCGTGGGGGCACGTTGGCCAACCGTCCTGCTGTTGACACAGACTTCGATCTGTTGTCATTGCAGGCGGCGTTGGAGCACTTCCACAACCTGACCGATGAATCGGGCATTCCAGTGGTGTACATCCCTCGGATGGTCGTTCACTCGATCGGGGATCACTGGCTGGTGTCACAGATTCTGAAGTCTCAGTATCTGCCTGGTGGTCAACAGAACGACATCAACCAGGTCGCGCAGGAAGGCCTGCGTCCCCATCTGTCGCACTACCTGACAGACAGTGACGCATGGTTCGTGGTAGCGGATAACCATGATGTGAACTACTTCGACCGTCGTGCTGCGACATTCACCAACAGTGACGACTTCCACACGGGAGACGCGCTGTTCAAACTGACTCGAAGGAATGGGTCAGGTTGGGGTGACTGGCGTGGAATCTACGGTAGTCAGGGGATCTAATCATGCCGCTGCCTACTGGTTACATCTCAAACCGCTCACTGAACTCGCGGCGTGGTCGTAAGATCGACTGCTCTGCGATCATTCATGACTCGTGGGTAGACCCGATAGCTAGTGATGACAACGGCATCAGTGTCAGCCATTTGGGCGCTGGTGCAGCCGGAACTCGTGACCAGACTATCGGTGGAGCTTTGGCAAGTGGGGGAGTGGCCAGGATGGACTACCCCAGGAACGTGGTCATCACCGTCACACATTCTTCATCCGTTGTTGCAATGTCAGGGACGATTTATGGAACTGACAAGTTTGGCAACACGATGACGGAAGCATGGTCTGTGACGGCAACGGGAACCTCGAAGGTCTTTACAGGTAAGAAGGCCTTCTGGACCGTCACGAGGATCAGTGAGACCGTGGCTGCTGATGCAAGCGCAAATTCCATCATAAGTGGCACTGGTGATGTTCTTGGTCTGAGTTCGCCATTGTCGGTAGCGTCAGCATTGAAGGAACGTGTGGCAGGTTCTGTGGTCACAAATGGAACTTTTGTTGCAGCGAGTACTGCTGCGTCAGCAGATCCACATGGAACCTATGCACCCAATACCGTACCAGATGGCGTGAATGACTACGATGTGTGGTTCATTAGCGATTATCCGGAGCAGTCACGGTAATGGGTGCGATTCGTCTGGCTTTGGTGGCGTGTAAGGAAGCAACAATCGGTCCTTGGATTGTCGCTAAGGGCAACGAATTGCGCGTGAAGGTATCACGGTTGGCTGAAGGAGAATGTGTCAGGATCGAGATGGAAGGTGGGCATGCCACTGAACTTCAAGAGCCTGGCACATTCCTCCTGACGCCTATGACAAAAAAGAATCGTTATCGCGTCGTGAAGGAGACGAACGGCTGCGAGCATCCGATGCCTACAACAGTGGAAGTGATCTATGGCTGATGGCGTCCTGTTTATAGAAGGGTGGGAGACGGACACCACTGCGTCGGTGTGGGAGGACGTGTCAGGGATGTTTGGGCAGGCGAACATCATTCACTCTGACCATGCTCGCACAGGTGCGTATGGGTATGGAGTAGTGGGGTCAGGATATGCCCAAGCCCAAAGTCCCTTATGGGTGCCAACCAACTTTATCACCCTTGGCTTTGCTTTTCGATGGAAAGGTCAAGGTGGTGGCACCACGGGGGATGGCATATTTGAGCTTCGTGGGCCAGGAGATGTTGTGCATGTGACAGGATACTTTAATACACAGAATGTGTGGGGATTGAAGCGGCCTGACGGCACGTTCATCTGGTCTACAAGGACGTTGGACTACAATGCTTGGTACTACATCGAAGTGCAGACGTTCATTCACAACTCTGTAGGATCTATGGCGTTGCGGATCAATGGAGGACCGGACATCTCCGTAACTGGTGTTGATACGGCAGGAGGAAGTCAGGCATCCAACTGGTACTGCAACCAAATCTTTCTTGGTCGATTTGATGGATTCTTGGCAGGCCAAGGGCCAACTGATTACGCCTTTGATGACATCTATGTGAGGGATGCCAACGTCAATGCAGGATTTTTTGGTGACGTTGAGGTGCTTGGACTAGGATTGGAAGATGATAGCGTCATTCAGTTCTCGCGGTCAGGTGGGACGAAGAACTACGAGAACGTGGACGATCCAACGCCTGACGAGGATGCGACATACGTCTTTACTAATGTGGACGGGCATCAGGACCTCTACGTTGTGGCTGACTCGGTATTTGCAGGTACCATTCATGCGGTGCAGTTGGTGGCAAGGACGAGAAAGACAGCCACACAGATTTGGACAATCAACACAGCAATCAAGTTGGGTGTAACGACTTCGTATGGAACGACACGATACATGGCCTACCCAACGTATGAGACACTGCAGCCAGATGTGTTTGGTGATGCGCCAGGGAGTAGTGGCTGGACTCTATCGCAACTCAATGCGATGGTGGTGGGCTTCAAAGTCAACACGCCGTAGGAGGACGCATGGCGAGTGGTGTGTTGTTTGCGACGGGACTTGACTGGCAACCGAATGGCGTGAATTTCCTTCCGTCTAACTGGACGGGTGGAAATGTCAATCAGTTGAATACCTCGTTTAGGGTTGGTCCGTTTGGAAAGGGGATGCGGGTCTTCGATACGACCAATGGACCCTATAAGACGGTGACTGGAGGCCCCTACACTCACGTCGTATTGCAGTTTGCATTTAAGATGGACACGGGCGTTGGAGGAACGAACAATTGGATTGAGTTTCTGACGAACAACGCTACGACAATTCAGTTCAATATGCGTGTCCTGTCAGATGGAACGATTGAGGCCAGAAGGGGATCGACGGTAGTGGCATCGTCTGCTGCAGGAGTAGTAGCGGCAGCAAGTACAGAGTATACAATTGAGATTCGGCTGCTGGTGGATGACACGGTAGGAGAGGTCGAAGTTCTATTGGATGGTGTTCAAGTGTTGGTAGGGACGGGATTGGACACGAAGGATACGGCCTTTGTAGGATGTACAGGGTTTAGAGTTCAGAATCCTGTCAACGGCTGGAACATGGATGACATCATCTTCCGAGATTGGTCGGTGATTTCTTCGTTCATTGGCTTCCATGTCGTGCGGCCCTTTATGCCAGATGGTGCGGGAGACGCGACTGACTTCACACCGAGTGCAGGAGCCAACTGGGCAGCAGTGGATGAAGTTGCAACAGATGACGATTCTACGTATGTGGAGTCAGCAACGGTAGGACACAAAGACCTCTACAACATTGCCACAACGGGATTCACGTCAGCGTCGGTGTTGGCTGTGCAGGTGCATCACATTGCGCGAAAGACAGATGGTGTCCTTCGAGAGATTCGACCACTGTTGAAACATGGAGCCACTGAGTTAGCTGGAGCAACTGTGGCGCTTGGAACAAGTTATTCCCGCACGTCAGAGTTGTTTGATGATGTGCCTGGTGGATCAGGGTGGACGTTGGCACAGGTTGAAGCACTGCAAGTGGGGCAGGAAGTTGTTACATGACCAGTCGCGTTACCCAGGTCGTCCCCGAGACGCTGGTTCAAGATACGGGTGGTGCATCACGAGTTACCCAAGTCGTTCCCGAGGTTTTGGTTAAGGACTTTGGATTTGGTCGTGTCACAGTTGAGCAGGTGCAGTTTGCAGGAACAGTGGATGATGGTGAGTCGAGAGTTTCGCAGGAACAGATCAGCTTTCTTGGACGGGATGTTCCTGGTGAGTCAAGAGTTACGCAAGAGCATGTGCAGTTTGGCGGGAATGCGGTACCAGGGTATGCTCGCGTTACCTGGTTGTCTTTGCAGGCGATGGTGGAGCGGGTTACGACGCCAGGACCAGACCTTCCTGGTGAACCAACGGAGTTGCCATGTATTTGTGTAGGACTGTCCTCCCTAGACGTTGCGTGTATGGGCGTGACGGCAACGCAGATGAATTGCAAGCCAGTAACAGCAACGCCAGTCGCTGTGTGTGTTGGAGTGGCTCCACAAGCATCTGTGTGTGGTCCTGCCTCCGGCCCAGGAGTACCGATACCGGGACCGGACATTCCAATCAGTTTTGGGAACGTGACGATGTTGCATGTGCAGGTGCTAGTTGAACGAACACCTTAGGAGTCTGTGATGCCTAATCTTGGTGTCTTGAAGGGACGGTTGCGGAGGCAGATTGGTAATCCATCGACAGAGGATGTGTCAGATGGTGCGTTGCGCGAACACTTCAATGTTGCCTATCGAGATTTGGTCAACAAGTATCGCTTCCATTTGGGACGGAAGATCTGTCGGTTTGATACGGTGGACGGTGTTACACGGTACACCTTGTGGGACGATGTGGCAGCCATCCTTCGGGTGAGGAACAACACAACCGAGCGGAAGCTGATCAAGCTGGACCATAGGCGTCGGTATGAGTTGACGGGCATCACTGGGCCTGAACTGCAAAAGGGTGCGCCAACACACTACATCCGGTATCGGGATTGGATTGAGGTGCTGCCGATTCCTGACGGGGTGTATGAGATCGAAGTGTTCTTCAAGATGCAGATCGCAGATCTGGTGGATGATGTCGATGTTCCGGTGATTCCGGAGTCGTGGCATCAAGGGATCGTGCGGTTGGCCAGGATGATCTACTATGAAGAAGAAGGTGATGAGGACAAGGCCATCATCGCAAACAACAGCTTCGAGCGGTGGGTGGCACGGCAGCCGATCGAGGTGGATGAGGAGAAGATTGACTTCGACTCGGGTGTGTACGTGCCGACGTTGGATGGGAGTGATGGCGAGGCCCGTCTCGACTTTGACCATTCACCGTGATGACTGATGCCCGTTCCAGTTAACCTCCGTTGGTTTAAGCCGTGGGAGTTCAACCATCCTGAGTTGGTGAACACCAAGGCAGCATGGTTGCTCGATGAGATTCGACAGCAGTTTGGCCGACCAATTGTGATCACCGATGATGCACGGATCATTGGTCAGCCCCTGCCACCAGGGGCGTCGGGAAACAGTCTCCACTTTCGGGGTCAGGCGTTTGATCTCAGGATTCGGAATTGGTCGCGGGAAGAGTTGTGGTACTTCGTGACGGTGGTGCAGACGATTGCTCATGGGCTGCCTCAGGCTGAAGCGGGAGTGGAATTGGAATTGGTGTGGTCCCGAACAGACAAACATGCCCATGTGGGCTTCTTCTTTGATGGTCGGCCTAATCGGCTGATCATCGCGGGGGAGTAGTGTGGCAGTCGTGGGTACGCAAGTATTGGTGGGGGCCAGTTGCGGTCATCTTCTTGATGGTGTGGATGGCACAGCACGACAAGGTGGTGAAGTATCGTGCGCTGTCCGAGCAGAGGATTGAAGAGGTGCAAGAAGCGATAGCGATTGTTCGTCGGGCTGACTCGGCGATGCAGGCTCGGGATTCGGCAGCCGTGGAGACACGGAAGGCCTTCCAGGCTGAGATCCAGCATCTGCGAATGGAAGGTGCCCAGGCCAGGCTTCGGACGAACGAGGCCATTGATAGCCTTGCTGAGACGCTCACGGAGTCCCAGCGGGAGCAGTTGGCCCAAGTGGTTGCGGGATTCGAGGATCAGTTGGCTGCAAAGGATGATGAAATCTCGATCATGCGGATGGACCTTCAATTGGCACAGACACAAATCGCGGAGAAGGATAGTGTGTTGAAGGCCTATCGGGCCAATACCGACTCGCTAGTGCGGGTGTGGTTGAGGGCTGAGAGGGCTGGCAGGCCAACAATGATTGACCAAGTGAAACATGCATTGCCTGTGGTGTTCGCCGTGGGTGTGTTGATCTTTAAGTAATCTGACTAGGAGACGACAGTGGCACATCCTCCGTGGGACGAAACTGCACCAGCAGGGACAGCGCCAGCAAATACAATAGACGACATCATTCGTGGCCTGAAGGGTGAGATTCGGGAGCGGATGGATGACATCGTGGTGGACTGGACGGATGATCCAGTAGAGGTAAAGCCGCAGTCTATTTTGCGAACTGGATTAATCTTAATTCTTGGTCCCTATGGAATGCAGACCGAGGACGACGAAGACAATGCCCAGTGGCCGCAAGGCAAATTCAATAATGCGGGCTCTACACCCAAAAACTCGCGTATGAATATTCCTGTACAATCAGGGTGGAAGATTACCAAAATTGAGTTGATGGTAGATCGAGGATCTTCGTCCTCCCTGGATTTAGGGATATTCAAAGGCGAATTTTTGGTGTCTAATAGCTATCAGAGCATTGGAACACTTAATGTAACGGCTGCTGGCAATCAGATCGTCACACTGTTTACGGGAACTGAAACTGTTTCCGGTAATCAGTTTTACTGGATTGAAATAAAAGGTCAAGCAAGTAGTAGCTGGTTCTTCTATGGAGCCAAGATTTACTACGACGAGGTATAGGATGCCAAAGTCGATTGTGGACCGTCGCCCTTTTATTCAAAAGATTGACCAGCGGAGTCCACTGGCGAATGTGGTGGACCAGTTCTTTTGGGCTGAACCAAAGGGTCTGAACCTCACCTCACGGTTGAGTCGAGTAGACATCAAGTTTGCTCGTGACATCAACAACGTGATGCTTGACGATGGGTCGCTGCGAAGTCGGTATGGAACGGTGATGTTTGACGCTGTCGATCAAGACATCATGGCGATCGTGGGTTTTGTGCCTCCTTCAGGTGTGGGATACCTTGTGAGGGCCACCCAAACCAAATTGCAGTTTTGGACTGGAACGGCATGGAATGATGTACCGCTGGCCGTCTTCACTGGTGGGCCAGACGACTACTTCTCTTTTACCAACTTTGGAACACAACTGCTTGTTGCTAATGGTGTGAACAAGCTCTTCTATTGGGACATCGAGACTGGACTGTCGGGATTCATTGCAGAGTCTGTACCGTCAAAACACGTAGCCACCTTTAATGGTCGGGTGGTGCTATCGAATACTGTTGAGGGATCGTCAAAGCCGTATCAAATTCGATGGTCCGTTAAAAATAATTCGTTTGATTGGACGACAGACGGCAGTGGATTTGAGGACTTGTTTTCGGCTCCTGGCGGGATTGTTGACACGGTGCATGGTGTCTTTCCAATCACTGACGATACGGCGCTTATTGTACGAGAAGCAAGTGTTTGGCTTATGTCAATCACTGGAAACGTGCTGGCCCCACATAGGTTCACGCGAGCTTATGCAGAGATTGGCACGAAGGCACGACGATCAGCGACAGCTATTCCTGGTGGCGTGATGATGGTGACGCGAGAGAATGTGGTAGCTCTTACGCAATCAGATATTCGCGTGGTGGGAGATCTTGTGCGATTGGATCTCATTGAGAGCGTGACAGACTTCGATGCAGTAGTGGCCAAATATGACTTTGTACGTAATGAGTACCGAGTGGCTATTGGGTCTGTCGTGTGGCGATATAATCTGAGGGATGGTGGCTGGACGAGGGATACCTATCCATTTGTTATACGAGACATGACCAGAATGGACGTTGATCGATTTGCCCTGCCAATTGATTCGCTAGTTGGAGACATTGACGGTTTGGTGGGAACTATCGACGACTTGGTTGCGCCAGGCTCGATTGATGGATTCCTCTTTGTGGGGGCATGATGGCAAATACGATTATTGCCTTGGAGACATCAGTAGCTACACAGGATGTCAATCTTGCTGGGGTAACAGTAGATGGCGCTATTGTTTTGGCAACGGCACTTCTTGCTGCTGGCAATCCGTTGGACCGGACGAAGGTGATTGAAGTGCAATTGGAGTACGAGGCCGATGAACCACAAGCTCTTGCAATTGATCACTCGACAGATGGGGGACTCAATTGGGATCCATACAGTAGCATCACAGTGGATGTGACGGAAGGACCAACCATTCTATCTATTCGAAAGACGTTGGTGGGACACAATCTCCAGTTGCGGTTGTCATCTGAGACCTTGGGCAGTTTGAGGGTGTTGGCCTTTGTGCCACGAGTAGTGCAAGAAGCAAAGGTGAAACCATGAGAGTTGATCTCATTGTACGGGACATTAAAGTGGCTGTGGAGACCATTATTCGTGGCCTCGACAACCGCCTAACAGCGAGTGAGAACTTCGCGCCTGAGGGAGATGCAGGACAAGTGTTGACGAGTAATGGCTCGCGGATGCCACCTAGCTATCAGGATTCAGGGGCGGCAATCACATTTCCCAACAACCCATCTCAGTTTTTGAATGGATCAGGAGTGTGGGTGGTTCCGCCCACTTCAAGTGCAGGTGGTTTGACTCATCCTCAAGTTATGTCTCGTGTTAGTCTGAGGCTGTAATGATCCTTTTCGTTGACGTTGCCGAGAAATTACAGGTCCAAACTGGATCGGCATTGGACGTTGATGTGCACGTCTCGTGGATAGATCACACGACGACGACGTTGACACCAGGCGATACCAATACGCCAATCACGACGGCAACAACAACTGATGTGATGGCAGGGCCGGGAGCATCGACTCAGCGTCAGTTGAAGTTCCTCAATGTACGAAATACGGATGGGGCAGGATCGTGCCCAGTGACGGTAATTCATGTGGGCCTAGTGGACACGGTGGAGTTGTTCAAATGTACGCTGGGGCCTGGCGAGGAGTTGACCTTTCTTGACGGGATTGGATGGCAGGTCTTTGACAACCAAGGCAGCGTCAAGGCGGGATTCACTGGGCCTGTTGGGGCGACGGGTGGAACGGGCGAAGTGGGTCCTCCGGTGTTTCTTGTGGGAGAGCCAGGAGAGGATGGGTGGCCTGGACCTCCTGGAATAGATGGGCAAACTGGACCGCAAGGACCTCAGGGGATTCAAGGACCAGAGGGACCACAAGGACTCATCGGACCTGAGGGGCCTGAGGGACTGGAAGGCGTACGTGGACCACCTGGCGCTCCAGGGATGGACGGGGCGACTGGTGCAACTGGCGCTCAAGGCGATCAGGGACCTGTCATCTATATCGAACCGGACCCTGGTGATGAGGGGCCGATGGGACCTCCTGGATTGGAAGGTCCGACTGGACCGATTGGGCCAACTGGTTCCACGGGACCAACAGGTGCTCAAGGTGTTCAAGGAGAAGCGGGACCGCCTGTATTTCTTGTGGGAGATGATGGTGAAGAGGGTCCAATAGGTCCGCCTGGCCCAAGTGGTACTCCAGGTCCTACGGGCGCGACAGGGGCTACCGGGGCAACTGGAGCGACAGGACCAGCGGTGTTCCTTGTTGGAGAAGAGGGGCCTGAAGGTCCTCCAGGTCCTCCTGGCCCACAAGGGATGACAGGAACTGACTGGGACCAGATTCTCGACGAACAAGTTGAACCTGCGTCACCGCCAGCAGACTCCATTCATCTGTATGCTACGGATGAGCATGGTCTGACTTTTGTGTGGTTTAAGGATTCAAGTGGATTCACCCAACGGGTGATGCGAGATAACATTCTTCTCGTTAGAAATACGTCAGGTGGGCCTCTTACTAAGTCCACTGTAGTAAGTATTACGGGAACGACAGGAGATGTGCCAGAGGTAGCAGAAGCATTGGCAGACAATATCGACACACTCGCTGATGGATTTCTTGCAGAAGATATTGCTGATAACTCCTTTGGCCGAATGATGATAGTTGGAAAGATTGAAGATCTTAATACCACTGGGCTGTCTGAGGGGTCAAGACTGTATCTGTCACAATCGACTCCTGGCGCATTCACTGATCAGGTTCCTCCAAATACAAGTCTTTGGCGACAGCGGATAGGGATTGTTATTCGAGAACACGGAACTCAGGGGTCAATCCTTGTGATTATTGGTTCAGGAGATCGTGACATTCGAGTGCCACAGGTTGTGTTGAGTATGGGAGATGAGATTGAAGGACCTGAAGGACCTATGGGGCCAATAGGACCTCCTGGGCCAGCAGGAACTGGTAGTGGTAGTGATGGTTATCCACCTCAACTTGGGTATGCGAG